GTGATTGAGTTGATATATCCGCTATAACCAGTGTTCTCCACTCCGGAAGATGTTCCTAGCTGGAGCAGGTAGTTGTTGTTACCGTTGGTGCTTACGTTGTGCGGTAGAATTGTGATACGTTTTGCCCAACTAGGGATGCCAGTTAAATCTACAACTGTCCCACTAGTCGTTGCAACTGTGGCAGTTAATGTCATACGTTGACCAACCAAAGCTGTACCATCTGCTCTTGTATAAGAGACACATCTCGTGTTACCACTACCTTCACTTCTGAACACAGCAACATCACCAACTGCTGTAATAATGTTTGCACCTGTTGGTAGGATTAAACTTGTTGCGTTGTGCGTGAGTGTCAGAACACCTGAAAATCTGACAACTCTTTCAGCACCTGCCTGCGCCGTACCTAGTGCTGTAATTGTCGTCGTACCTGTTACAACGACATATTCACCAGTGGCAGAGAAGATGTCAGTGGTAGCAGAAGATGCAATGTCAGCACCCTTATTGGCGTTTGCAGGGCCAGTATAGTTCCCACCAGAACGAGGCATTGCAGCATCAGCTGTCACCTTGTTAGCATCAGCCAGTGCCTGCAAAGGATGTGTTTCCCATGCGGTGTCGGAGGAGTTTCTCCTCTTAAGCACATTAGGTGTAACAGAAGTGTCCAACCAGTTCATGTAGGCTTCAGATACTGTAGGGGGTGTTGTTCCTGCAAAAGACGTATTTAGTGCAGATAACATATCGTTAACAGCTGCGCGATATGGAGCACCTGCTTGGTTTGCAATTACAATTTGTGCTGTTTGAGACATAAATATCCTTTAAATGAATACATACCCATAGCCTTTTGATATATAATCAAATTGCCTAGATACGTAAGTACCTCCTGAGTCTCTAAATTTAATGTCAAAACCCGAGGCTGTATTGTTTGTGATTTCCCACCAATCTCCTTGCTGCATATTATCTACTCTAATTGCAACAGAAGGTTTGACATAAAATGGAGCTGTGTAGACTACGGAATATCCTCCAATCGGGCAAACAATGTCGTCACGACCTTCTACACGATCAGGCATATCAATTTGGATTTCAGCCCTACTAACATCGATATTGTTAGTGGGGACAGGATTTGTGAATACAAGCTTGAATCTAAACCCTCTTGCCTTGTAATCGGCAACAATAAAGCTTCTCCAACTAGTCCAAACAGCGGACATGCTGCTAGGGTCATCTTCTGTTGTTGAGATGAAAAGTGTTACGTAAGACGTATTGATTACGTTGCCATCAAAACTCACCCAATCGTCAATCAAAGTGGTTCTGGAGTCTATTTGATCTGCTAAGTCATACGCCAAATACTCAATAGCTGATGTAACACGAGAAGTTGCAACACTCCCAATATCTATGTAATTATCAAACTCATACTCACCAGAAGACAGGACGGAGAAATCTAGCAGGTCAATAGACGCCAATTCGTCTATCAATGACGTGACATCATCAATCGTACCATCAGACAATAGTGTTAACTTATCCCCAACTTTTGCTACGTTTGTTTTATTCCCCAGCCAATCAGTTTGCTGCTGATTTGTCACAACAACATTCAACTGCTGTAGTTGTGCAAAACTAGAGTCAGAAAAAGCTGCATTTGTTGAATAGATTCCACTGGCATCTAGTGCCTTTGCCATATATGTTCCGGCTAGCAATGGTACAATCGCAGATGTTGCATTCCCAGCAACTGTAGCTATGGGGCTACCATCTTCCCACTTATAATCTACGGTTTTACTGGTATGACGTATATCTATAAAACCACCAATGTTTACATCCAAGTCAGGGTGTAGTTTCCACGTAACATTGGCTGCATTGGCGAATGCACTTACAGAGAAATTCTCAACATCTGCCGGAGGAGACAACTTACCTAATACCTGAAAAGTATTCACAGATGGGGATGAAACGCCACCTAGAATATCAACACTGACAATACTTATTTCATATAAGCCTTGCTCAGTATTTAGAATATCGATAGAAGGGTATGGTGTATCTAATGTAACATTGTTGCCATCGTTTACATTATAGGTTACTCTGTATGAGGAGGAGAATCTGGCAGGTTTCCACGAAACTGTAAGCTTAGAGCGGATTGATACGCCTTCTAGATACAAAACCTCAGAAGCTGTTACATCGGAAACAGGTTCCCTGAAGGTTAGGTTAGATGTGTCAGCCAGTGTTGGGTTAACTAAGTCATCAATATATCCGTACTTGTTAGGTATGTGCTTAACAGCAGAAACTGCGTATGTGTGCTGATCTGTCTCGGACACACTGACAACCTTAAACAACTCAGCCTCAAGTCCAACATCAGAAATCACAAATGGTGTGTTCTTAGCAATGGTATCTGTAAGTGCAGGGGTAAACTCCACGATTGCGGAAGTTGTACCTGTTGTTGTGACATCCACTTCGACCACAGTTGCATCAAACTTGATGAATGAAAGCTTGTAAGCTGTCCCAGACAGGAAGGTAAATGGAGAATCGATTTCAATGGATGTGTTGGAGATTTTCTCAACAACCCTGCCACCGCGCCGCTCCCCTGTCCTTAATTCATCAGATACCTTGATGATGCTACCAATCTGTGGAACAACGCCATCTGCACCTGTGCTGAATGTAACTACGTCATTCTCATACTTGTTAGCAAAAAGCACTCTCCTGCCGAGGCGCACTGCTTGTGCTCTAGAAGTACACCCGAAAGCTACAATACTTGTGTCATTTACAAACTCATCTTGAGAAATTGCCTCATCATCCCCAACATACACCACCTTCTGCTTGTATTCGTCGGATGGGTCATTGTATGTGACATACACAGCATTATATTGGGTCGTAGCATTTGCTGTCTGATAGCTAAAAACACCATCCACTACATCGCTATTGTTGAAGATGTAGGAAACTGTTTCTTCTGGCTTATCTTGTACAGGGATAATACCTTGGAATCCATCAGATGTACTACCCCAGTATGTGATGCCGGCGAAGATTGAAGCCATGTCCTGCAATACTTTATAAGCTTCCTCTCTTGTTTGGATTAGCACGTTGCAAGTGAATCTAGGCTCAAGAACACCGTCTCCATTATCAACAAGCTCATCACAATATTGAGCTATATCGTACAATGCCCATTTATCAACCTGAGAGACTTCAATTCTTTCTCCAAGACCGTAACGCTTATTTGTAATCAAATCGTAGAAACACCAAGCAGGGTTATCACTCCATTCAACCTTGAAAGTACCGTCCCAAACGCCAGTGTATGTGCGTGCAATAGGATCATAGTTGGTTGGTATCTTGATTTTGAGAAGCTTTACATCATAAGCCCTAGATGGAATACTTGAAAACTGTTCAGCGTCAATACTCAATGCAACATAAGCTGTCGCAGGATATCTGAATTTCTCTTCGAAAATAGAAGTAACAGAAGATAGATATGTTTTATTCTGTAGAGAGCTTGAAACACTGTCTGGTGTGATTCTACTAACTCTAATAAGCCAAGGTGCACTTCCGGTAAGTGTAAATTCAACTTCACGTTCATACGGGCTTGTTGTTTTACCGGAGATAGTTACTTCGCCACTCGTCTTGTTTCCGCTCAAATAGGTTAGAGAGGCCGTACCACTTGACATCAAGGCACGTATTGAGTATGTAGATGCTTCCAGTACCGGCAAGGAGAAAGGAAGATTTTGTTTACCAGTGAATGTGTAGGTTCTGAATGTAGTCCAAGCCCCGCCATCTTTCTGATACTGAAGTGTTGCTGTAGATGGGCTATACTTTGTAACGTTTCTACAATTATTTCCCTCTCTGCCTGTGCAATAGTACTCAGTGGTGGATGCAGATGTTAATGCGTAACTTCCAGATGCCAGCGTGACACCTGTGAAGGACGATGCTGAAAGTGTGACAGAAGAGAATCCTACGGGCGCTTGAATCCAACCTGCCCCATTGGGGTTGTATTCCACAAGAAGACTTACAGACGTACCATTTAGGTCTCCGTTAGATGTGTTCTGACTGGTGAGGGCTGGTACGCGGATCGCAACTCTTGCCCTGTCAACATCAGAATTGCTGATGGTGTGTAGAACAGGCGTTGTTTGCTTAATCTCTGTGCCGATTGAAGCTGTTGATTCTGTTGTTGTACCAATCTTTGTAATACCTTGAGCAAGAGTACCCTCTCTTGTCTCAACAACAATATCCTCAAAATTGAATGTTCCGTCAGCATTCTGGAGTGGGGTGTTCTCAAGGAAAATGCTTTGCATACCCTCGGCCAATCCTTCAATTTCCCCTTCGCACAACACCTCTACAATCTTGGCATAGCTTTTAGACTTCAGTGTGTTTGGCGCTTCTACGGCAACACGGGCACTTCCGCCACCTCCTTTGCCACCGCCGCCAGCTCCGGCAATAAATGTTGCCATAAATTCCTTCCCGTGTTAAATTGCAATTTGTGTTGTAGACAGAGATGCGCTTACCACCTGACTACCGATCTTCATTCTCCCATACCCGATTGGAATTGGTTGACCTTGTTGAGTAGTGTTAACAGCACCGTTAAACAAATAGCTCCTGTCGTCATTCTTGTTCCTTTCAACGGGAGAATCGGCTTTTTTAGGTTCCATTATTCCATTTAGAAGCCTACCTGCCAATGTGTTTGAAAATACTTCATAAGCAATGTTGGCGAGCGTCATCCACCATCCCGTTACAGTTTCAACCAAACCGCCAGCTCCTTTTACAATAGGGACGATGGAAATATCACTATCCACACACATGTGAAATTGTCTCTCAATATCAGTGAGTGGATTTTTTCCAACAACAATTTTAAATCTACGCTCTTTACCCGCACCTTTTTGCATATACTCCCTAAAACCTCTCACTTGATGGCAAAGGGCTTTTACGGCTTCAGCTGGAGATGCAACATCGAATGAATATTCTCTTCCGAACTTCTTCCCAAGATGGCCTAATAGTTTAATCTTTTTTAGCATCTTTATGCCTCAATATGTAACGTGTCCTACTTCTTAGAAAATCACCATAAATGTCAACACTGCTCAGTCTGTTTGTCAGATGATGCCCAACTTTATTCTTACCGAGATAGATGGCTCCATGATTTACAACGTTACTCTGCATTGTTAGTAGCAGCAAATCCCCATATTGCATTTCAGACATATCTTTGATAACATAAAAACCTTCGACTTCGTAATTATCAAGATAAAGGTTTTGCCCCTTGTTCCACCATTCATCATCTCTGTGGTAGTTGTTAATGAAGATTTTCATCTCTTGTAGGTAGAAGTCACGAACGAAACTCAAACAATCCAGAGAGCCATGGATATATTGCCTACCATACAATGGTGGCTTTGTGCAGTCAGAAAACTCTGTGAATGTATCGTCTTTTACACTATAAATCAGCCAAGGAATTTCATCTTCCGCTTGGCCAACTTCATCTTCAACACTGGGCTTACTCGATGTAATAGGGTGTGAGTGAACAACTGCAACAATCTCTCCAATACTTTCAGCTTTTACGAAGTCTTCGGGAGATACATAGAAGAAGTGTTCTGGCTTTTCATGAATGTTTCTGCAAGGAATGTATTTACTCCTGCCCTTGACAACCACCACCAACCCGCAAGTCTCTTGCGGGTATTCGGCGAGCGCGTGGGCTTTAACCGCAGCTTTAATTTTGTCAGTGAACATCAGCTTGTCCTAATCAAAGATGAGCCAACAAAACCACCGAAAGACAATTCACCAAACTCCCCGAATCGGAATTTACAACCCGTTACAGTTTTAGAGCAGGCATCGGAATTAATGTCATTTGTCGGTTGGTCATTTGACGTTGCTACAGCACCGCCCGTATAGCCGCACTCTTCACCACGATACTTGAAAGTGCAAAGGTTACTCACTACCTGTCTACGAGGAATCATCACGCTTTGCAAATCCACAGCAGATGAAAGCTCAAACTCAACAGAATACTTGTCTTCCTTTGTCTTCTGTGCTATAAAGTAAACATCAGGTGGAAGTTGTTGTGTTGAATCGGCTGTGGGGTTTACACCTCCTGCGAAGTTTACAGCATCGAGGTATTTCACCATTGTGCGTTTTCGTGTAAACTTACAGCCTAGGAGTTGATTGAAATCTTTGAGCGCTGCGGAGATGATGCCCGTTACGTTAGCAACAGCAAGCTTTGGTCTTGCAAATCTGTCAGAACTCGCTTCAAAACCAGATGCTTGAACAGGGAAAGGTTGGTAGGTGTTGCCTTGCCATACGACAGGTTCGTACAGTCCGTTAACACCGTTGTGAATTCGGAAAATAGGTTGTCCATATTTTGTGAGATCAATCTCGAACAGCTCAACCCATTGTCCGCCATTGAAAGCAGAAAGTTCTCCAAGTATGGACATATGTTTCCTTTATTATTTTTCTGGTTTTTGTTTAAATTCAGCTTGCAGGGTGTGCCATCCGAAGTTATCCCAAGTGTGACTCCAAGATTCGCATGTCACAGCAATAGAGACATTTTCAGGAGTTGTCCAAGTGAAGGCTTCAAGAGACATTCTAGCTTTTAGGAAGTCGTCAATAGCTTGGATTTTAACTGGGTCGCCTTTGAACATAACACCCCAAGTTTCAAGCATAATGTTAATGCCATCAGCTGTGCGTTGTTCATATCCGTCACCAAACGCAACTCTCTTAACTCTGGGAGCTAAAGACTTAGATGCCCCTTCTTCTGGAAGCCATGTTACATCAAATACTGGCAAAGCCATAGTAAGTATTCCTTTTTAATATTCCATATTCTAACACACAGATAGTTTAAAGTCAAGCAAAATATTGTTAAAGAAGACAGGGAGCCTTAAGCTCCCTGTTCTCTCAATTTCTCACAGTGTTGTTAGGACGGTCTCCGTACAACTCTTCTGACGCATTGTCATAAGCTGTTGCAGCAGCTAGTTCATCGGCGAATCTTCCGAGGTGCCTCTGGTCACCACCCTTGCAAATACTTGCTTGCCATTTGTTTCTAGACTTATTCCAAACAACACCCTTGTATTGCGATGTTCCGCTCATGCCTCGTCGGTTGTGATTTTGTACCTCCCAAGTAGACCATCTGCAATTTTCAACCGTATAGTCCCCGTTCACATCAATCCTGTCCAAGGTTAGTGAATCATCGTAAGTGTTGAACATGTCCCTGTAAAAGTTTTCAAACCTCTCCCACCCTTGCTGGTACTTAATCCCTCTACCGCCGTAGTTTTTATATTCTTTGCACTTTGGATTATCGCAACGTGTTTTCATATCGTACCAACAGGTTCTGAATCTGTTTATAACCTTGTTGTTGGAATCCTTTTTAGTACGATCTTTTACACCAAAAGACACAGTGCAAATATGACACTTGTTGCCGCAAGACATCACTTTTCCTTTCTTGAGATCACTCACGGCAACCTTGGTTTGCTTCCCACAGATGCAGTCACAAACGAGTAGCTTCTTAGTGTAGCCTGTCTTAGATACGTAAGGGAAAACATCAACTACTTTCAAAACACCAAATTGCTGCCCAACAAAATCGTAATGGTTGTATCTCACATTGAACTCCTTCCTTAAAAATGCAAAATAACACACATTACGAATTTTGTCAAGCAATTAGACAGATTGATTATCTAGACAGGATGCCAGTAGGACGTTTTGCATTTGAAATCCTGCTGTCCGCAATTCTTTCCATTGTTTTAAGTAGTTCTCTACTGATAACACCAGCTGTTTCCTCATTGGTATTACCACCTGAGACATTAATTGTAATGTTGTTTTGCTGCACATTACTAGAACCACCTCCACCACCCAATGCCGTAACTCCGAGCCTTCCGTTTGCATCTCTCGTCAAAGGGAGTATGCCCTCGGGTTCTCCTGCACGCTCACCTAGCATACCTGTCTTTCCACCGGACATAGGGAAAGTAGTTGGAGTAGAGATAACACCACTACCTGCACCAACAGGCCCATCAAATGCCGCACCCTTGGCAAACTTTGCGTCAGTGGAGGTGATTGTAGAAACAATACCTGCCGTGCTTGCCACAACAGTTGCAATAGCTGGAAGATTTAATGGGAAAGGGAGCGAAGCAGCTTCTGCAATACCTTGTTGAATCTTGATAATGGAGTTTGCAATTGCAAACGCTTTATTGGCAGCGAACAACGCTCTGTAGATACCAGTCTGCTCTTGACCTGCGTTCTTCAAAATACTAAGAACACTATCAGTGGATGTCTGCATCAACGAGATATTGTTCTGAAGAGATTTGTTCTCTTCTTCCTGAATTGCTTTACGCTTTTCAGCTTCTGCTGCAACAATAGCAGTACGCTTCTCCTCCAGCTGCTGCACTAAATCCAAATCACCATTTTCTTGTGCAAATCCAATTGCGTTGTCAAAACCAGCGAGCTGCTCCTCAAAAGAAGACTCTTGTTTGGCTGGTGCAACACCTAAGGCTTTCTCAACACCAAGACGTTTCTCTGCCGTACTTACACCTTCCGGTGCATTCAGAACAGCATCAATACCCTTCAGTGTTTGCAGAGCAGCTTCGTAGTTTTCTCTAATACGTCTGGCAGCAAGTTCTTGACTAGTTTCGGCTTTAGCATCTAAACTAACAGCTGTATATTTAGCGAGGTTTTCTTGCTTCTCTGTAAGTTTCTCAACCTCTTTACGCCAATCAATTACAGCCTTATTTCTCTCCTGAATTGCATCAATTTCTTTCTTCAACACACCCGCACGTCTTTCTTGTGCGAGAGTGAGTTCAAGATTGGATTTCAGTTCAGCGTAGTTTTTAGCTGCTGGGTCGAGCGCCTTGATCTTCTCTTGAATCTGATAAGCCCTAACCTCATGCTCATTTAGATTGTCTTTTGCTGTGCCAAGAGCAGAGACAAGCTTGAGTTCTTCTTCGTATGCAGCTACCCTGCCTTTGATTGCTGTGAGTTCAGATTCACCAGCACCTAGAGCTTTTGGGGCTTTAACTTTTGTGTCAGGAGTTGGGCCAGAAATTGCTGTTGGGGTTGCTTGATAGAAAGGTGCTGCCAAAGCTTCAGCTTGCTTCTCACTTGCCATTGCTCTTGCATTCGTTGCTTTGCTAAGAACAATTTCAGTTTCAGAGAGAGTTGCATTAGCTGCTTGTACAGCGTTTCTTGCTGTTATGAGAGCAGTTCGATCTACAGGACGAAGATTACGTTCCTGATCTCTTCGAATTCCTTCACGTTGTCTGAAGTCAGCGTAGCCGGGTGTGTAAGTGCCTTGTGTTGGGCCAACATCAATTAATCCTAAGCGTCTTTCTTCTGCTCTCAACTGCTTAACAGCAGCTTCTTGATCTGCTCTGGCTTTCTGAGCTGTTAGGCGTTTTTCATTAATGATGGAAGCTGCTGCTGCTCGATCACCCCTGCTGATTGCTTCCTCAATAGCTCTACCAGCAGACTCTGCTTCACGCTTTGTATCGCCCATTGCAATACGGATGTCGTCCCAATATTGGACAATAGTGATTACACCAATTGCAATAGCTCCGGGAACACCGCCAATTAGCAGGAGTGCCTTGTTGAAAATACCTGTAGCAGCAGCCGCCGATGTAGCTGCAACAGATGATGCTTTAAGTGCTGCATCATACCTTGCTAGAGCAGAGGAAGATGCCAACACAGCGCTAGCATGTGTCGATTGAGCAACAGTTAGTTCTTTTGTGACAGTCAGGCCAAGAGTTTTTGCTCTTACATTAGCCAACTGCGCTGCTGCCTCTTTCTCTGTGGCTGCTGCTGCAACGGCTGCTGCATTAGCTAGAGCAAGTTCTTCTTTTACAGCAATTCCTGTAGCTACTGCCCATACAGTGGAGGATTTTGTAGCACTAACAATTGCACCAACAAGCCTACCGGCAATTACTGTTCCTACTACGGCAGCAACCGTCGTTGTAATTGAAACAACCTCGCTGAAGTTTTCTGAAAGAGAAGACAGAGCCTTGGCTAGAGTTTGTGTACCACCTACAATGTTATTCTGGTCAGACAACCAGATTTGATAAGCTGTCTTAACCTTCTCAGTGGCTCTCTGAACTGTTAGGGGTAGGCTGTCAAACTGTTGGTTCGTAACCTTCAAACCTTCAATCAGGGCAGGAATAGTGACACTGTTTACCAGCTTACCTTCACCAGCAAGTTTACGTAGAGCAGCTACGCCAATAAATCCCTTCTTCTCAAGATCATCAAACTCTTTGTTACTACCTCTTAATCCGTTCGCCAAAGCTTCCATGATTGCAGGAGCTTGTTCGGCAACAGAGTTAAATTCCTGACCACGAATCACACCAGAAGCAAAACCTTGGTTCAGCTGTGTAAGAGCAGATTGATATGACGCTGTATCAGCACCAGAAACAATAGCTGCTTTACCGAAACTCTCTGTCAGGAATGTAAGTTGATTGCTTGACAATCCGAGTGCACGAGTAGAGCGCTCAAGCTGTGTGTAGCCTGCAATTTGTGCTTCAAGGTTGAGACCTATTTTAAGTGAACTTTCTCTCAAAGCTGTCTGGGTTTTTACAAAGTCTTCTTGACTCTTTGTTGCCAGCTTTAGACGACTGTCGAGCAGTGTGAGTGTATCGGCTGTTCTGATAATGGAACTAACACCCCCAGCTACACCACCTACAGCAAACGCACCAATGGTAATGTCTCTTACAGATTGGTAGGCGCCTTTAAGAATACCAACACTATCAGCTTGGCGTCTAGCAGCTCTCTCAGCAGCTTGAGCTTTTTGAAACTCAAACTTCTCTTGCATCAACGCTTGTCTTTGCGCACCAGCTGTAATACGAGCCTGCGTAGCCAGAGTTCGGTTCTCAACAAAGCTTTGTTGATTCAGCGCATAAGCGCTAGCTCTCTCTTGAATTGCCTGTGTTTGAGATGTATACTTAGCTGTAAGAGCAGCTTGAGCGCCTTGTTTAGAGGCGAGAACATCAAGACGCTTAGCACTCTCAGCAGAAGCTCTTGCAACACCTTCTTGCAGACGGGCTTGCGCACGAATGTTAGCTTGCAATGCATTCTGCGCTTTAATTTCAGCAGCAGCTGAAATAGCAGACGTCTTAGCTGCCTGTGTTACAGTTTTCTCTTTAGCCAGAAGAGCTTGTTCTACAGCACGCTGCGCTCTTGCTTCCCGCTGTGCTTGCAAGGAAGCCTTATTAGCTGCTTCCTCTTGTGTTTTAGCTGTTTCTTTTGTAGCCTTATTAATTCCAGACGTGGCTTTCTCAACACCAACAGAAGCATCAGCAAGCTTGTCTAGAGCTTTCGTAGCCTTGTCAATATCAGATAGGGCAATCTGAATACCTAATGTAATAATGTCCGCCATTATCGCTTACGCCTTTTTCATTTGATGCTTCAAGTAGAGCCTATCAATAGAGCAAATAACCTCCACACCATAGGAAGAAACATCTTCCTCCATTAATTCTTTCCACGCTTTTATTTCAGGGAATGTGAGAGGCATTGGCCCATATTCTGAATACTGCCTTCTCTCATGTAACGCCAGCCAGAACGAATAAAAGCTCCCCAAAAGGGGAGCCTCTGTTTCGTTGAATTGTTTGAGCTTTGTTGGCGTCTGTCCACTTTGTTTCTTCACTTCCATCAAGTGTGTAAGCAGTGATATGCCGTTTTTGTCAGCCTTGCCAAGCTCAAAAGTCAACTCACACCACTCCTCTAGCTGGCGTTCAGCTCCCCCAGAGCTTGTCTCATATTACCAATCTGGGATACAACTTGACTCAGCACTTCCGGTGCAAGAGCATAAATCTGTTTTGCTTTCTCGACAGAGAACTCAATTGCAACACCATCAGACGAGAGGTTTTCCCAACCCTTGGTGCATTCAGCTGCGAATGCAACGAGGAGCTGTACTTGCTTGTCTTCCTCTTCTGGAGTAGGCTCTCTCTCGCCAATCTTTTTGTTCAGAGCAGTTAGAGCTGTTTGATATGTTGCAAGAGCTTTTCTATGTTGCTTACTACCAACACCTGTTACACTGATTTTGAAATCTGTCTCGACTTCTGTGTAAGGCTGTTGTACATTAAATGTAATGCCACGTTCAGCAGCTTCTACTGTATTAATGAATTTCAAATCCATCTTGTATTCCTTTAGGTTTTATTATATGGAGAAAAAGAAGAGGAGACCAAGATTTCCAGCCTCCTCTTAGCGCAATCAATATTTATTAATTAGACAACCAAGCTGTCTTGAATCACTACAGTAGAACGTTCTACATCTGTAGCAGTGTCTTTAGGAAGAAGTGCTGTAAAGGACATGACCTGAAGAATACTTCCAACTTCCTTGTCGTCGCGGTTGGCAGAGCCAATCTTAATACGTGGGAATTTAATCACCATGTACTCACCAGCATCGCCTTGCATCATAATGACAAGGGAAATATCTTCTTCATTCTTATACTTGGTGTACAGACTGCCGTCTTCGTAGTAAGCTGTCAGTTCACCGGTTGCACCAATCCGACCAAGAGCAACGTCGGCAGCTTGTCTGTTACCAACCACTAGAGAACTCTCAAGGTTTCCTGTGATTTCAGCAGTGACGCCGGTTACTACAGCTGTCGCAACGCCGTTAACTACAAGAATCCCCTTGTTGCCACCAAATACACCAGTAGTGGATGGAGCAGCTGGAGCAGTGAAATATGCGCCCGGAGTGTCTTTCAGTTCCTGTGTTCTACCAAGAGCTGTAAAGTTTACAGTATTCATGGCGTTAGGCTGCATACTCAGAGAGGCAGCACCAAACTTAACACCAGTGGATAGGTAGGCTTCGTTACTCGGAGCCAAGAATTCTTCAACAGTGAAGGACTTGTTGGTACGGGCTGCAAGCGTCAGAGGAATTGCAAGCTTCTTACCCAACACTGCTACGGTTACGCTGTCACCTTCAGCTTCAACAGTGAAATCAACACCTTCAACAACAGCTACAGATAGATCAGTTGTGGTTACAGCAGTAACGAGCCAATTCTTGTTGTTAGCTGCCGAAGTGAAGCCCGATACGGCAACCAAGTCACCCACTTTAAAACCATCTGTAATCCAGCTGCCAGCAGACTTAACCAGCTTACCAGCTGCGGCTGCAATTGTGATTGCTGTAGTTGTTGCACCAGCTGCCCAAGTGCCGCGCAGAAGCTGTGCGAAAATATCGCTATAGCTGTTCGGACTCAATTCGCCATTCAGTGTACCGGCGATACTATCAGTACCGAGACGCATGTCGCTAGTTTGAGCTGTCGAAGTGATTTCAGCCGACTGGAAGTTTGCACGTTCAAGGTTGAATTCAGCAGTTACACGGCGGAGTTCTTTACCAGTGTTGGTAGCTGGCTTTACGCCCCAAGTTGTTTCTTCACTAATTACTACTCGTTTTTCTACGCCACTAACAAGTGCCATATTTATTTCCTTATTTGTTATACAGAAATGATGTCAGCCCTGTACTCAATGTCTACAGGAATGACGTTATACATGCCATCAATCAGTGGCGGATATTGACGTGGTGTTCGCTCAATGTGTACACTAAGTCCAGAGGAAACTAGAACAAGTCCTCTAGGAAAGTGCGCAACAAGTGCTTCTGCTGCTGCTTCAATTGCCCCCATACCTTGAGAGACATTCTTGAATTTAATATTCACCCTCATTACACCAGTTCTTCTTTGATGCTGAGCACCGATGGAAGGGTTTTGTGTGGCAGAAGGGATGAGATGAGGTTCTACATACTTCTCAGCTGTATTGCTGTTTGGGATGTTTTCTAAAGCTTCGACCCACCCTTGTGCTAGTGCTAGAGTGTGAAGATGTTTCTGAATTGCTGTACGAATCTTAGGTTGGCTCATTAGCTGCCTCCATATTTAGATTTGATTTCAGCCAATGCTCTAGCCCGTGGAGCATATTCTTTTGTAATTGCCCAACCCAGATATTCTACGTTGCGGGCGTAATGCGAATTGTTGTACACAAACACACCACCTTTTCCACGAAGCATTGCCTCAGACAACATCGAAGAAAGCTCAGAGATTTTAGCTTCTTTAGATGCAATTGGTGTTAACACTTCAACACCGTCTGTGCTCGTACCAACCTTCCAGTTGTTTACAAAATACCCTTCAGACCATCTGGCTCCACTTTCAAAGTGAGGAGACATTTGAACAGACATTTGAATTGTGTATTTTGTAATCTCCAAAGCTTTGCTATACATCGCTTCTTTGGCTTTCTCAACCCAAGCCTTCATATCTTTAGCGAAGCCCATTACAGCTCCACCTTCAGATCGTACATAATCACGCTGGATGTAGAAGGATTGTACTGCTTGACAACAGTGATGCGATATGTTATGCTGCCGATAAGCAGGCTGTATCCGGTACTTGCAAGTGTGACAGGAGGTTGAGTTCCGTCAGCTTGTGTCATGTCCAGATAGATTTGCTTATCACTAGATTGTGTCAGAGTATTTTTGTCAACAAGAGCACCGTTGCTAATCAAAGCAAAGTCCATTACAATAACACGAACAGGGTATGTGACAGGTGTTGAAACAACGGAGTTTGTATCGTAGTCGTAGACACCAACAGAAGGACAAATTAATGTTGCATCTGTACCCGTCTTAGCCATGACACTTGTAACAATTTTCTTGAGATTGGTTGATAGGCTCATACATCAACTCCAAGAAAGGGGAGGTGTATCACTATACCCACACTCAAAAGGTGTCACAACACGATTGATGTCGGGATTTAGATTGTTAGCTGCCATATCAGACAGGAGCAACCCACCAGCATAAATGCTGAAATTGGAAGCAAGTCTGTTTGTCCCTTGCAGATTTGCAATCTTGTCTGTAACAAACTTAGAGTATTGTTCGAAAGACTGATTGCCGTAGAACTCAATTCTATCAAGGCGCTGACGTGTCTCGAAAGATAGGCGAGCAAGAATTGCATAAAGAGCATCAACAACACTATCAGCTACGATGTTGTCGTGTTTACTTAGAATGTATGTGTATTCGGCATCCGAAAGGATTTGGATGTCAGCCACATCCCCCGTTTCAAGGCGTAGCTGGCCTTCAGGAGTGGCTAGATTAATGACGGCCATATTTATTCCTCTTATAGAAAACCTCCTGAAACAAGAGGCTTTTTGTAAGAGAGAAGCCCGAAGGCTTCTTTCTTTAACTAACTTAGTTAGTGGTCAGCTTAACGAGCGAAGCTGGCTTGGTGCAGAACATCAGAGGAGCAGCTTCCAGTTGGAATTCAACAAACTCGTCATATTGGTCTACGTAGGTACGCAGGAACATTTCTTGACCCGGCTGGTTGGCTTCCGACAGCTTGTTGGATGGGCCGGCATAGCCACGGAACAGATCGCGAACACCCAGAGCGTAAGCATGACCAGTGGAGGCAGCAATACCAACTTCAGTAGTGCCGTTAGGCAGGTTGAAAGTTGCGTCGTAGGAGATGAAGCGAACACCGCGATGTTCAAACTCATCCATGATACCCCAGCGCATGTAGCTGGACAGGTCATCACGCAGACGCTGCTTACCGCTGTTCTGGTAGTACTGGTACGCAGTCTTCATGGTTGGGTGAGAAATCAGCTTGTCGAAGAATGCAGGGTCAACCAGCACTTCAACACCGCCGATACTACCGCCGGTTTTCACGTTAGCGCCAATGTAACGCTTCAGCTCGGAAATCTTAGCATCAACGTCAGTGGTGCCAGTGCCCAGAGCGAATGCGATTTCTTTCTGAGTTACACCAAGCTCGGTGAACATGTCAGCAACAACAGCACCATCTGGAGTCTTGAAGACACCCTTGAATGCTTGCAGCGACATATATTCTTTGGTTTGGTCGTAGGCCAGACGCATGTCTTGAACTTTTTCAGCAGTTGCACGAGCCAGCGATTCTTGGTCGGTGCTGCCCGGAGCGCGCCACGATTGGATGTCTTCGTTAGTCAGACGATCTTTGTGGTTGAAGTAGGCCAGTTGCAGGGCAAAGGTTTCAACTTCACGCTCTTTACCTTGGGTGGAGCTGTGATCGCCACGAGGAACCTGAGGCAGCAGGGTGATGTTATGCTTGTTAACATCAAATACGATTGCCTTTTGGTTGGTGGACTTAATGTTGAAGTAGTTCTGCGCGTTCAGATAACCATACTGATTTTCAACCTCATTAATCTGTTCGGTGAATTCAGTTGTCTTAAAAGAGTCGAAATAATCTCGAATTAGGGTCATTTATTGTTATCCTTATTATACGCGAACAGTGGTGCGAATACCACGAGCATTGAGTTTAGCAACCACGGTGTCGATTTCACCAGCGGACAGGGTGTCTTTGAACTTCAGGCCAGCACGGTTTACATAAGCTGGCGAGGTCAGCAGTTCGGTGCCGAGTAGGGTCAGGGATGCATCACCAGCAGTTTTGGTGTTTACACTAGGATCGATTACGATGCGGACATCATTAGCCAGAGTGGCAACGTCAGCTTGTTCAACCCATACGTACTTACCAGCAGCCAGTACAACAACAGCGCCAACATCCATGCCAGCTTCTACGGTTACGGTTGCAGTGGAGCGGCAGTAGCCTTCCTCTGGAGCAAATTCCCAAGCCAGTACATTAGACAGCTTTTCGGAACGAGTAGCGAGTTTTGTCATTTATTTTTTCCTTACTTCTTTTTAGGCAGATAATCTGCAAACGATTTAACAGCAGAGGTGTCAGCTTCACCGG